GCGTTTAGTGCCATTAGTGTCCTTCTGCTATTATGTAAAATTGAACGCCATCAGTAGTGATGACATCGTATGAATGATGTGCTGTTTGTGTGTGCGTGTCGCTGCCGTCTATTTGAGCAGCAGTTGCTGTTGCAATCGTGACTTGATGTCCGGCTAATGGCTTTTTGATAATCCAAGTTTTACCACTTAGTCCAGTTGGGTCAGGCAAAGTGATGGTAAAATTCCCGGCAGTTGTACTTGCTATTATCAACCAATCGTCTTTCGTTGCCGAGTAGTTTGCTGATACGGTTGTAACTGCACCCCCACTCAAATAGTTGGGATACATCTCAAAGTTTCCAATGTAGAGTGTATCGGATTTGGTAGGTTCAAAATCATTTGAAACAAGAACAACCGACCCATCAACCCCATTAGGATAATGAATGTTTGTTGATCCAAATCCACTATTGTTAATGCCGTTTCCGCTGAAGTTTTCACCAACAAAAACACCACTTCCTTCGCTTGTTCCAACGCTGACCCCTTTAATACCAGGTTTGATTGGAAATTGACCACCGGGATACACATCACCATAGACATCGGTGTGAGCCCCTTGAGCAGTTCCAGCACCCATTTTTTTCATCGTGATTGCCGCTGGTGGAATGAATTGAGCCAAAAGGAATTCACACTCATAAACACCTTCTTCAACCGGATTGTAATCGTTGACCTTGTTTAACCTCCAGTATTGTCCTTCAAAGAAATACAAATTGCTGAATCGCAAGTTGAACCAATCCGATGGCGTAATTCTGAAATAAGCTCTTACAATCTTGGAGTTCTTATTGGTGATCTCGGTGATGAATCGGTAGTAGTAGTTAGTGACAAGGTTTGAATTGGTGTAATTGTATCCTGCACCGATACCAACTTCTCTCGGCATTCCAAACAAAAGGTCAATTGTAGGGTTTGAAAGTGAATCATAATGAATTGTCAAGGGAATTGCTGTCTTCACTTTCTGCGCACTCAAGGAAAAAGTACGAGCAAATGATGGAAGGAATCGCACACTTACACCATTTGTCAAACCACCGTAATACAATACCCTCAAATCTCCATCATCTTTGCCCTCAACCGCTGACAACACAAGGTTCTTTTGTCCAATGTCGTAGTTCCTGATTTGCGTAGGTACAAAAACAATCTCAATTTTCTTTTCACTTTTGACAAAATCGTTGTCTACCTGATAGGTTCTTTGTCCGTAGGTGGTTTGATAGTTCTCCTGGTAGCTTACATTCCCATCATCCTTTCCTTGTTTGTAAGTAAAGACATAAGGATTCGCATCTAACTCACCCATTGGAATAATCTCAACGGGTTGTGAGTAGTCCAACTTCTTTGTCCAATCCACATTTACACCGTTGTAGAAATCGTCACGGGGAACAATCCTCAGAACCTTTGGTTGGTCTTGGCTTGGCTCAATGTATAAGTTGAACATCTTGACAAACGACATCAGCATCTCGCTCTGCTTAACTTCCGTATTAAAGAAGATTCCGAAATCAACGGTTTCCCCATACTGGAAGGTGTAAGCGGTAATGTCATTCTGAATCGTTGAACCGACAGTTAGATTTATTGTGAAATCTGCATTTGTCAATGTGTACTGATCAGCCCAATCGTATACTTGTGCTAACTTAAAAGTCACAACATCGCTGGTGGAAAGTGCAACATTTGTAAACCCGTAGTCCAACGAAGATGGCATTGCATTTGGATCAACTGAAATGTACTTTGTTGATTGCAAAACTCCATCGACATACATCCCAATGTTGATGTCTATCTCCGCTTGAGATACTGGGCGGTATGAAGGATTAAGTGTCAAGGTCATACCCAATCCCAAGAAGAAAGAATAAGTACCACCAACGGGGACAGTATAAGCACCAGTAGTGGGGTTGTAGTTCGCACCATTGTCAAAAGCCCCACCGCTTGTATCGTTGTTAAATATCAGCGTAGTTCCCAAAGGCAATGATTGCGAGGTTGTCAACCGACTTGCCAAAAACAATCGGCTTGTCAATTGTGTAGACGATGCAATCAATCCGTTTGGTGGTGGCACAATCAACCTCTTGAATCGGTCAGTATTAAAGAAGGAATCGTTGGTGTATGAATACCCAGCACTTGTGAAAATTTTGTCAATGATGGTCTTTGCGTAAAGACAAGGTGTGAGTTCGTTGTACTGCCAATATGCAATACTTCTGACATGACCTTTGTCAATCATTGAATACACATACCCCTCACCATAAGCAAAAGCTTGTGAGCTTCCGTTCTTGACAATGCTTGTATCCCACGAATCAAAGATGTTGCCTGAAGACAAGGAGTGATTGTACTCGCTGAATTCTAATACATTCAATTTGCGGTCTGCGATGGTCGTGAATAGATCAGCCGTTTGTCCGTGTAGTGAACATTCATATTGGATGTCCGTTGAATCAAGCACATTGATTTGAATCAACCTGATAAATCCACGCATCTGCTCAATCTCATCAAGCAATACCACGACATCCGCTTTCTTATTCGGATTGAAGTCGGGTGCAAACTGCGTAGTTCCTTGAATGGTTTGTTCAACCTCAAAGATGTGAGAGAATAACTTGTTATTGGCACGAGTACCAGGAATGACAACCGTCTTTGTCCACTCACTTGACCTTGTTTCAGGTGACTTGATGTCAGCAATTGACTTGGAGATGAGAATGTCAAAGTTGTCCGATAGGTCAACTGGTGAGTTATTGACTAATAACCTGATCATAGTCGTTGAGATTTGTCAGCGAATGACAAGGTAACATCAAGTTCAAGGTTGAACAACTTGTCTTGGACACCTTTCTTCTGCTCATAGTTGGCATTATCAATGTTGACCGCATACAAAGTACCGTCATACATATACACCACCGGTGACTCAATTAGATCACGCAACCAAACGGATTCGGTGTCATCAATCCAATTGGATGTGAGTTTGACTTTCTGACTTGCCGTTGTATGATAGTTTGAACGAGTGCGGACGCTGGTCTCATAACCATATGTTGCACCGAGTGAATATGGGTTGGATTGGAATTGCTTTCTTGCAACCTCAAATGTATCTCTGCGAACCATATTGAAACGGAAGGAATCAAATCCACCGAGTCGGTTCATAAAGAAGATATCCGTTGTTTCGTATTTACTGCACTCGTCTTTTATGTTGATGCGATAGGTTTCTGACTTGGCAGTTCCACCAAGTTTCAAGACCACATCAAAGTAAGTCGCTGCACCTGGTATTGTCAGTTGGCTTCCCACAGGTATTCTCACGACCTTAGACGAAGGCAATGTGAATGTTTGGGTAGATGCATCGGAGTAAGTAATTACAACGCTTGTAGCATCACCTTTCAAAGCATACAACCAATCCTTCTGAGTGCGATGGATTGACCTCGTTCTGACATTGGTCAAGAACTTTGCACTTGATGATGTGGCAAGATATTGAGCTTGTGCGTAAGTGACCAAATCAAACGGATTCAAGGCAGCATTCCAAACAGTTCCAGTTGCGGAAGTCAAGTCAAGATACTCCGTGATTGTTCCCGTTGCTGATGCTGAATACTCATACCCGAACTCCACCTCGTAATCGCTGAAGGATGATGTGCATCCGCTTGGTGATGTATCTGCAAAGTTCCAATCGTTGCTCACATAACTCTCAAGGATGCGACCAATGTTGAACACCCCCTTGTTTGTACTTCCAAAATAGATGGGTGCTTTTAACTTGGCAACGGATGTCGCTGCGACTTTGACATTTGCAATGAACTTGAAATTGTCTTTTGTGTAGATACCACCTGAAGATTCCGTGATCACGAAGTTCGTGTCGTTGAATGCTGGATGGTAACTGTCGGGTTGTTGGGTGATTGATAGAGCCACGCTAAAAAATAGCCGATTGCCTCATTCGTTTCAAATGATCTCATTGAGACAAGCAACGATGTAGGGATTGAATCCTTTCCCGGCTGCATCCTCCAAACGCTTCTGCCGTTCTTTGGTCTTGGCTTTGTAGAACGCCATTGAATTCAAGAACTCAATCAAGGGCATATCAAGAATGAAATCCCACTTGGTGCGATCACCTTTGACAATCTTGTCAACTATCTCCAGCCAAACTATTGGGGATTGGTCAACTGCTCTTTCATCTCCTTCATCTGCTCCGTCAAAGAGCAAAGGATATTTTTCAATAATTCGGGATAAACTTCCAAAAAAAAAAGAGCATAAGTGTACGGAAGTGGAACAGGCAAGTGCAACATCAATCCACATTTGTCCTCATAGTGTGCCTGAGCATCAACGACCTTCTTGTTCCTTCCAAAGAAATCAACCTCCACCGAAAGTAAGGCAACAATCTTGTTCAACGATTCAATCACATCACCGTTGAATACCTGCTGGAGTTCGATGAAGTGGTGACCACACATCTCGTTTGGCGTTTTGGCTAACTTGAAATAACGACCACGCAGTTTGAACATAAACTGAATGGGTGCTTTGGGTAGGTCGTTTAAGAACGACAACTTCTCAAACTCGGTTGTGAGCTTGTCCAATGTCATTGATTCGACCTCATCCATTGAAAGATTCAAAGCAATGGCAAGGATGTTCATCTGCCTTTCAAGGTCAGACATATCACGGCAAGAGTGAATCTCTTGCAGTTGGTGGATGGTTATGTTTTTCCAATTCATATTATGCGAAGTAAAAAGTGCCTGGTCTATTGTGAGCTTTGCAATCAACGGCAAGTGCAAGAGCCATTACACAGTCATCGTGTAGTCCGGGCGGTGCAGTATATCGCACACCCGTTCTTGTATACTCAAATTCAAAGTTCTCCATCTCACTTCCAATCGGTTCTTCAGGAAAGAACACATCAGTTTGTTGCACCGACATCACCAACCCTTCAATGAGTTGTTGTTTGCTTTGCGATGTAAACTTGAATCCCTTCACTCTTTGACAAAGTCGCTGGAGTTGTTCAACGATAGGATCTCCAACTCCGGTACTATCCACAAACGATGGTGTGTTGCCAATCAGTTTAACAATCCTCGCTTGAGTGACTGACCAATCCGCTTGGAATCGTTCGCAGAAACACACACAGTTGTTTGCATCCAGTCCGATAATCACCGTGTAATCCGAATACTTTGCCAAATCCACTCCCCAAGCAACAACGGGCATTGATGAAATTGGTCGGTAACATTTGCGGATTGCATCCAAGCCAAACGGATTCGACTTGTCATCGGCTGGTTCTGCAAGGTAGAGTTCACGGAATACATAATCAGGTAGATCACGCTTGGCTTGTTCAATCTCTTTCTCCGAGATGATGCCTTCCCTTGCTGCATCGTATGCCGTAATCTTGAAATACTTGTATTCGGCTTCTCCTTGCCTTGCTCTCTCACCTAATTTGTAGAACCAATTCTTTTTGCCTTTGACATTCCCGATGAGTTTGCATTTGCCTTGTGTAGCAGTCAGCGTTGAACGGAGTGCATACCACGATTCCTCACGCATCCTTGATGCCTCATCAATCACCGCAGCATAGACATCATCTCCATAAAGGTTGTCGGGTTTCTCACCTGACTTGAATTCAATCCGTGATCCCGTTGGTAGGGTCAACAATAGTTTGGTTTCGTTGCTGATGAAAAAGTTCTTGTCCGTGACTTGGTTCTTCATCCTTCGGAATGCAATCTCCGCTTGTTGGTATACTGGAGCAACCCACCACACACTCTGACCATCCTTGCATTGGAGTGCTTGTTCAAACAGCCAAATGATATGTGATGCCGTCTTGCCTGTCTTGGTTGATGCAGCCGTAATCGTGAAACGGGCATCGCAGTCAAGGATGTCCTTTTGGTAGTTGGTTAGATATGGTCGGGTGTAGTTTATTTGCATAAGCTTTGATACACCGACAATCGTGTCAAGTTGTGGAGTGCAAGGTTGTGATGCTTGTTGCAGTAGTCGTAGTTGCTTTGACCCATTGACTGACGAACTCCGTGACCGGCATCAATCAACTTCTGAATGCCTGATCTCCATTGGTTGCGTGGAAGAAATAGCACCCCATCGTTTGCGGTGTGATACAGGTAAGGCAAGACGGCAGAACAAATGATTGGCTTTTTGTAGGCACTCGCTTCCAGTATCTTCAGCTCAGATTTGCAGTTGTTAAACTTGGTATCTTGCAAGGGTGCGACCACGATGTCAAAGTGCTTGTACACCTCACCATATTCAAACACGGTTGTTCCTTGCACTATGTTTGCATCGGGCATACTCTTGGCAATGCGATTCCAAATCTCGCCTGGTGTATATCCGCAGATGTAGAACTCAATGTCCATTCCTTTGATCTCTTCAGCAATGAGCTTCAAGTCCTCCTCGTGAGTAACTCCACCAACCCATCCGACTTTCACTTTGTCAGTTCTTGGTAGTGGTTCGCCTTCCCATTGTTTGTGTGAGTAGTCAAGGCAGTTGGATGCTATCACAACATTCTCGTTAATTTGCCGAATCTCTTTGGCAAGTGCTGGAGTTGTGGTGATCACCGCATCAGCGTAATTGATGGCATCCTTCACTCCTTGTTTGATTCCTTTGCGATATGCCCAATATGCCGGGTTGTATTTTGGGAGAACCCAATAGTCATCAATGTCCACAACATAGGGAGTGCCTGAATCAGCAATCTTCTTCAACACATCATAATGCTTTGCACCAAGCCATCGTGAGAAGATTATCACATCAAATTGCGTGTAGTCAAGTGTGAGCCATTCTTCAGGTGATTGACAAACGCTGACATCCGCTTGTCCGTCAAGTTGCATCCGTAGATGTGGGGTGTATAGTCGGTGGTAAACTACACCATTGATTCCGTCAGTTAGTATTAGCAGTTTCATTCGTTTGGTAATAAAGGGATAGGCATCCAATACGACATCTCCACAAAGTTTCCCGTGAATTCATCAATCCAATATCCGTCAATGTATCGGGCGAGGTGTTTAATCTCTTGTATATCACTCACCACACAAAGTCGTTCATCTTCAGGTGGTAGGATGTTTTCATCTCTCCAGTTTGCTCTCATCTAAATTTAGTGTTATAGTAAAATTCTTTGATTCTATTGTTTGGTCAATCGTTTCTTTTGGTTTGCCTTGTGATCGTGTGAGCAACATCTCCAAGTTGAACAGGGAGTTTTTGTCGTGACCTTTCAGCAATGCACCGGCAATCGTGCGTTCCATTATTGTGTACTCATCCCCTCGGTCTATCTTCTCCAGTTCCTTACGCCCAAGCGACAACATAGACAACATCGTATCTTCCACTTGGGATTTGGTGTATCCAATCTCCTTCATTTGTGTGATGAGTTTCTGCGGTCTTCCTTGCAGATTTATCCTTTCATCCCCACCTTTTTTGAATGGTTTCAAGTTCTGTTCATTTGCCATTGCTCTCGTTGTTATTTCGTTGTTATTTTACCATTGACAATCTTTGTTCGTGAATGGATTTCAACCACTCCTTGTGTTGTTTCTTGTCACCATATTTGATGTGACATTCTCTGCACAATGCTTGTATATTCTCAATCACATCCTTTGTCTTTGTCCCTCCCATTTGTCTTGGTTCAATGTGATGGATGTCCACGGCAGTTTTGCCACACACCTCACAAGGGATGAAGTCACTTATGTCATAACCGAAATGATTGAGATAATGCATTGTGTGTGTTTTCATATCTCCAAATTGTACTCATTCAGCAGTTGGTGGAGTTTGTCTCTTGTCTCTTGCAATGCTTTGTAAGTATCCTCGCTTTGGTTATCCGGTGCATACTTAATCAATCCTCTCAAGTGCTGGTCTAAATAGTAAGCAACCAACGAGAACTTGTATCCGTTTACTGCCATATCAAACTCTGCTCGTTCTTCAGTTAAATCGAACTCAAGGATTGCTTTCATTGCTCACCTCCTCCGTAGGTTTGTTCGTAGTATTGTTCACCAGTTATTGGTAATGTACTTTCAGGATAATCAATTCCATAAACTGTTCCTTTGTTGTATGCAGTTTCAATTCTTTGCTTCTCCATTTCTTTGGCTTGTTTCCAATCTTCAAAG